ATCAACTGACCATTGATACCAATTTTCTTTTTCTTCTACAGGCATCGGTCTTAAATAATTTAATAAACCGTGTTCTCTTTCTTTTTCATTATTTTTTTCATCTACAATGGCCTCTATTTCATCTATAGTTTTTTTAGGACCTGTTATCTCAACATAATTATCACACCAGTTAGGCATAGTTTCTCCTTTGTTATATTCCGTATTCGTTTAATCTATAATTTACCACAGGCATAAAGTCATAAGCGTATTCATTATCAGGTAATGCACCTGACATTTTAACTAAAGTATCATTAACTTTCTTTTTATCAAAAAACTTTTGTAACAACGTTTTAAGATTTTCTGCTAAAACCTTTGCAGCACTATCAGGTGCGTTAAATTTACAAAACAAAGAGCCGCAGACAATACTAATGTCTATAGCGCCTACTTTTTTAGCAACTTCTTTTATATCATTTCTTAATTGTTCATTTGTCATAATGTATCTCCTTAATTATTATTTTAAATAGTAAGGTCCTGTCCATCTAATTGGATAGTTACCGATTAATACGTTACCTCTTGGTGAGTTTAAAGCAGGTTTAGCCCAACCAGCAGGTTTTAAAACATCACCTTTTTTAAATCTACCTTCATCTTCTTTCATTACAAAAGCAAATACTCCCATTTCTTGGACTATTTTAACGTATTTTTTACCTTCTTTAATCTTTGTATTTGAGTCCCATTTTGCTAATTGTTCTTTTCCGTAGTTAGATATACTACCATCTTTTTTGGTTGACCATTTTTCGTAGTCTTCCTTAGCAGCGGCCATCATATTTTTGATACCTTCATCAATTGTATTTGCAGTTTTTGTTACCATTGTCATAGTGTTTTCTCCTTTTTTATTATTAATATAATCCTAATGCGTTTTCAGGTGCAATTGCCCACATCAAAAGATAAAGAGCATAAAAACTCCCTAAAAATAATGCAACACCAGTTATAAATTTAAGTATTTCGTAAGTATTTTTTAAAACGTTCATCATTATTTTTTTCCTTTGTTAAAATCACTTAATAAAACTCTTTTAAGTGAGTTATCTTTTTGTATTACTAAAGCGTAGATGTTAGTATCTACAATATTTTTACTGTTTTTTAGATTTTTATTGTTTTTCTTTTTCATATACTATTAATATATCGTATTTTTGGATAAAAATCAAGCAAAAAATAGCCGTTTTTATGCGATATTTTGGGTATTTTGTTCACCTTTTGTTCTATTTTACTGTATTTTTGCACATATTTTTAAATTTTACTAAATAGATTCGAATCATTCCTAAATATTTTTCAAAAATCAAGTGATTTTGCGTTGAATTAACAAAAACCAACGGAGCAATTCAAATGGCTGACGAAAAACAAAACATCCTAGAAAGACTTGAAGAAAAAATGGACAATTTAGAGTCCAGAATTGATGAAATTGAGTCTGTCCTAGAAATCGAACACGAAGATGAAGACAATGAGTGGGACGATGATATGGATGAAGATGTGGAAGATGAAGATAATGATGAAGAAGATGAAGATGAGGAAGATAACGACTAAATAATTTAAAAAATGAAGGCTATTCCTTTGGAGTAGCCTTCATACTAAGGAAAAAACATATGGAAACTTGTAAATGCGGTAAATCTCTAAACGAATGTAAATGTCAAGGTCAATGTAACGACAATTGCGATTGTGTTAAAGTGGAAAACGTTACAAGTCCTGAAGATTTATTTAATGGAGAATAAAATATGAGTAAAATGAGAACATTTGAGTTTTGGAATGCAACAGGTGTTGAAGAAACTACAAATCAATTAAGTTTAAAAAGAGCAGTAAAGTCAATTCAATCAAAATTTAAAGACAGATTTATTGCTGTAAAGTATTTAAGTAAAAAAGGTTATCAAGTTGAAGAAACAATTGAGTTACCTTGGGGTCGTAAAAAGAAATTAAGTAAATAATATGCCTGCTGTTAGTCGTTTAGGAGATAGTTTATCTACTGGACATATTTGTTCAAGCACAACAACATTATCTACACCACCTCAATCAACTGTAAGAGCAAACAGCATATTGATTTCAATAGTAGGCACACCTACTGTTGCACACCCCTTTCCCCCAGCCCCACCTTGTGCACCTCACGTTGCACAATTAAACGCAGGTTCAGCAACAGTTAGAATTAATAGTATTTCAGTTGGGAGAATAGGTGATAGTGCAGATGCAGGAGCAATGACTTCAGGTTCTTCTAATGTCTTTGCGGGATAGTGTATAAATATTAGCAATATGGCACTATCAAACTATGATGCTCAGTCAACTAACAATTCAAAGCGATCAACTAGAATTTATAGCGATCTTAATTTGAATTTTACAAAAAATCCTGCAACTAAAGATGTTGCAAGATTAACAGATGTAGAGGCTGTTAAACGAAGTGTTAGAAATTTAATCTTAACAAATCGTTTTGAAAGACCTTTTCATCCAGAGATTGGTTCTAGTGTAAGAGATTTATTATTTGAACCAATAACTCCTTTAAATGCTGTTTTATTACAGGATCGTATTGAAGAAGTTATTATTAACTTTGAACCAAGAGTTGCCATAAACCAAATTATTGTACAAGATAATTTGGATAGAAATGAATATAAAGTTACAATTTCTTTTTATGTTGTTAATAGACCTGAACCTGTAACGATAACAGAATTTTTACAAAGATTAAGATAAGATGGCTTCAAAATTAAACATATCACAATTAGACTTTGATCAAATCAAAGCTAATTTAAAAAGATTTTTATCCAATCAAAGTCAATTTAAAGATTATGATTTTGAAGGATCAGGTATGTCCATTCTTTTGGATTTATTGGCCTACAACACTCACTATCTTTCTTACAACGCAAATATTTTAGCCAATGAAATGTTTATTGATACAGCTGATTTAAGAAACAGCATAGTGTCGTTAGCAAAATCTTTAGGTTATACTCCAAATTCTCCAAGAGCACCAATTGCAGATTTAACAGTAGTTGTTAATGATGCTACAGGTTCTTCATTAACTATGGGTGCAGGAACTAAATTTACTACTTCGGTAGATGGTACATCTTATAATTTTGTTACGACAGATTCTAATACAATTACTCCAGTAGATGGTATTTACACTTTTTCAAATTTAAAAATTTATGAAGGAACTTATGTAACTTATCAATACACAGCCAATACTTCGGATGTGGATCAAAGATTTTTAATTCAATCAGCCAACGCTGATACAAATACATTAACGGTACAAGTACAAAATAGTTCCGTAGATACAACAGCATTTACTTATACAAAAGCAACTTCAATAACTGAATTAGATTCTACAAGTAGAGTTTATTTCTTACAAGAAGCTGAAGATGGTAAATTTGAAATTTACTTTGGTGATGGTGTTATTGGTAAAGCCATTGAAGATGGAAACATTATCATATTAAAATATGTAGTAACTAATAAAACGGCTGCAAATGGTGCTTCTTCTTTTTCATTATCAGGAAACATTGGCGGTTTTAGTGATGTTACAATTACAGTAAATTCAAATGCGGCTAATGGTGCAAATGCTCAAACTAATGATAGTGTAAAATTTTATGCACCTAAATCATATGCAGCTCAAGATCGGGCTGTAACAATAGAAGATTATAAAACTAAAGTGGCAGAATTATATGCCAACGCAAAATCAATAAGTGCTTGGGGTGGTGAAGACGCAGAAACTCCTGTTTATGGAAGAGTTTACATTTCAATTAATCCAATTTCAGGATCTAGTTTAACAGACGCAACAAAAAATTCTATTGTAACTCAATTAAAAAGATATTCTGTTGCTTCAGTAACTCCAGTAATTGTTGATCCTGAAACAACTACATTATTATTAACAACTACAGCAAGATATGATGAACAGGCAACTTCTAAAACAGCTGATACTTTAAAAACTGATATAACAAATGCTTTAACAAATTATAATAACAATACATTAAATCAGTTTGATGGTATTTTTAGATATTCAAAAGTTTTAGAATTAATTGATGATGCTGATACAAGTATTTTATCTAACATTACAACTTTAAGAATACGAAAATCATTTACACCTACAACAGGTAGTTCAACTAATTACACAGTTTACCTTTCTAATCCATTATATAATCCTCACACAGGACATAGATCAGCTGAAGGTGGTATTTTAAGTTCTACTGGATTTAAAGTTAATGGTGACGCAACAAACATTTATTTCTTTGATGATGATGGATCTGGAAATTTAAGAAGATATTATTTGGTAGGCTCAGTTAGAACATACGTAGATAATTCTGCTGGTACAATTAATTACTCAACAGGTCAAATTAATATAGACTCAATAAACATTTCTTCAATAGAAAATATTAGAGGTTCTGCCTCAACAGTAATAGAATTAACAGTACAACCAAATTCAAATGATATTGTACCTGTTAGAAATCAAGTATTAAATATAGATGTGGCTAACAGCACTATTACAGTTACGCCAGACACTCTAGTTGGTGGTTCTGCTAATGCTGGTGTTGGTTACACAACAACATCAAGTTACAGTACCTAATGGCCGATTTTAAAGATAAAATATCCAGTATAGTTAAACATCAAGCACCAGACTTTGTTTTGGATGATCATCCATATTTTTTAGAATATGTAAAAGAATACTATAAATTTTTAGAATCTGCTGAAATTGTTTTTTCAAGTGTTGGTGACTCAGACAATTTACAATTAGAAACACAAACCTCTACACAAAATTATTTACTATTAGAAGGAACTAATCAACAAAAAGATGATTCAGGTGATAATATTTTATTAGAAGAAACTACGATTGGAGATTTTATAAATGGTGAAACAGTTACAGGCTCTACTTCAGGTGCAACAGCAACTGTATTAGTAGAAGATATAGACGCTAACAGTAGAATATTTGTAACTCATCAAAATAAATTTGTAATTGGTGAAACTTTAACAGGTTCTACTTCAGGTGCAACAGGAGTTATCTCAACTTATAAAGCAAATCCTGTACAAAACATTCAACAACTTTTAGATTATCCTGATCCAGATAAAACAATTCAAAGTTTCTTAACAAAATTTAGAAATACTTTTTTACAATCTATACCTGATTCTTTAGATGAAAGTATAGATAAAAGAAAATTAATTAAAAATATTAAATCACTTTATCGTTCAAAAGGAACTAAACGTGCAAGTGAAATATTTTTTAAATTACTCTTTAATGAAAATGCTGAAATAAGATTTCCAAAAGAAAACATTTTAAGAGCGTCTGATGGTAAATGGGATACTCAAAAAGTTTTAAGATGTAAAGAAATTGGAATATCTGATGCCGCTAATTTAGTAGGTCAAACAATTACACAAGCAGATGTACCTGCTGATATTAATATTAACGAAGCAACAGCCATAGTAGAAAACGTTTTTAAATATTCAATTGCAGGTGAAACTGTAGTTGAATTAATACTTGGTGATAATTCAATAGTAGGAACATTTGTCTCTGGACAAAATATTACAGGAACAGATAATATTGATCCAGATGTTTTAATAACTTGTAACATAGAAGGAATTATTACTACAAAAACTATCAACAACGATGGTACACTTTATTCAATTGGAGATATTGTATCTATAAGTGGTGGTGGAAATGATGCCATCATAAATGTTGATGCTGTAGGTTCAGGATCCATTAGTGAAATTTTAGTTGATGATGGTGGTTCAGGTTATGCAATTGGCGATACAGTTAATTTTAGTATTGGTAATGCTACTGCAAAAGTATCTGTAGTTAATGGAGGCATAACGCAAGAAACTTCCAGTTCAACAGTTGATGATCATATCGTATTAGAAGATGAAACTGTAAGAGGTGATCCATATACAGGAAATAAAATAGTTCAGGAAGAAGGAACAGGTTCTGGTGATATAACAGATGTAAGATTAATTTATGAAGGTAATGGATATACTTCTTTACCAACTTTAACAATTACATCTTCTGGAGGCTCTTCAGCATCCATATTTGCTTATGGTCCTGAAATAGGAAGAGTTTTAGCATTAAAGACAGTTGAGTTAGGAGATAACTATGACGCAAGTCCAAGTCCTCCAACATTAACTTTACCAACTTACTTATTTTTAAAATCTCGTACAGGAGTATTTTTAGCAGGTGAAACAATTACAGGTATTGATTCAAGTTCAAGTGTAGTTACAGCTACTGTTGTTTCATTAGACGCAAATACAAATATTTTAAAATGTTCAGGCGCTTCTGGAATATTTGCTCAAGATACTGAAATATCAGGAGGCACTTCTTTACAAACTGCAACGATTTACAAAATAGACCAAGCAACAGCAACCGCAACAGTTGGTGCTGTAGCAACTACAGATGGTGCTTTTATAAACCAAGATGGTTGGATTTCTGAAAACTCAATGTTAATACAAGACAGTTTATTATACCAAGATTATTCATACATTGTAAGAGTTGGTCGTTCAATTAATGACTGGAGAGATACTTACACAAAAACTTTACACTCTGCTGGTTTCTACTTTCAAGGAGAAGTTACAATTGAAAGTCAAATATCAGCTAGAATTAGAGATGTTACAGGAATTAATACAAGTGTTACAGAAGATATATTTGGTGTTTACAAAACAATATTTACTACAATAGTAGGAAGAAGATTAGGAACTTTAGATGATGGTACAACTTTACGTGCAAATCCACTTGCAGGAGTACCAGCAGATTTAGATGATAGTACAATAGAACACTTTACTCCAAATACAAGAGATTTAACTTTAACAAGAAGTTACACACTTATTTTTGAAAGTACACCTAAGATTACAATTGATGGTGATACAACAAAATACGGTTATGCGTTTGCAGGACCACGTCTTGGAAACATTAATAAGTATTGGCAAAGATATACTGGTAGCGGTATTGCACAAATTACAGGTGTTGGGGCAGACTCAACAACTGCAAGTTATATAAGTCCTATGCAAATGATTAATTGGGCAGATCATAGAATTATAGGTACTAAAACAAATAGTGACGGTGAAGTAGTAGAGTTTACTAATATGACAGATACACCTAACTTAAAAACATATGTTGCCCTACCAACGGAGATTAAGGTAAGTTATTAGACTTGTCGTATAAATATAAATAGAATTTAAAAGGATAATTATGCCAGCAATAGTAACAAACAAATTTAGAGTACACAATTCAGAACAATTTTCTGAATCGTTTTCAGAAGCGTCACCTAATGTTTATTATTTGATGTTAGGAAGACCACAAGCTTTCGCAACTTCAACAAGACCAGACGGTCGTACAGAAAATGAAGGATCAGACGTTTCTCCAATCGCAGCTCCAGACTCAGTTGACTCAGAATTTTATAGTTTTGATGACGCTATTGCAGCTAAAAAGATTACAAGTTCAGAT